CTTAGTATTGCAACGAACCATTCAGTCTTATTGTTGCAAGCAATGCACTGAATATATTGCTTACCTTTTTTTGACCTCGATGTCATAGCCGAGTGCATCCAGCCAGCACATCAGCATAAACCCAGAGGGCATTCGTTTGTGTGATTCCCATTTGTGTATCAGTGAAGTTGTGCATCCTATATCAAACGCTAACTTTTCTTGGCTTAAACCTTGCTCGTATCGTGCGTCTGTTAGCATTTTCACCAGCTTCTCGTAGTCTTTGGGAATGCTCACGGGCTTGTTGTATCGAGTGAAGCTCGTTGATTGCATTGAATACCTTTACTGCTGTTTCATAGCGTAACTCTGTCTCTCCGTTTATTGCTCGGTAATAAGTTGAAGTTGGGATGCCCGCATGTTTGAACGCTTTCAATAAGCGAACATCCAATTCATCCGATGTCTGTTTTATTGTGTCGAGATATGCTTTCATGCTGCGAATATGCAGTTAGAAATCTATTTCGTCAACCTCTTCGTTATCAATAACACCCATGCCCTGACAAACTGGGCAGTCAACATCTTCAGTCCAGATGTGATCGATTGCTTGCTCGACTGCCCCGCTGCCCTCACATTCAGGGCATTCGGGGAACTCGTCAGTTACAAAGTTATCTTTCACACGTCCCATGTTTACCTTCTAGTATGGAATCTCGTCATCGATATGAATGTCATGGTTGCGTTCCCATGCTTTGATTGCTCTTGCTAGAAACTTTTCTCGATTGAATCGTGGGTTTGTTTGCTCGAGATCATCGGCAATCATTTCGATTGTGATTGGTGAATTAACCAGCGGACCGAATCGATCCGCTATCCATTCAAAGTCTTTACGCGTCATCATTGGTTATCCTCCTCGATGTAATCAGCATAGGCATTGAGCATGAACGCTATTACTTCGTTCATATCTTTTGGATTCATGTGGTGGTCTTCAGTGCAGTGGACATCAGTCCACTTGCCATTGGCAAGCTGGATCTGAATGTTGCAAGTGCGACTGCCGTTGTATTTAACGCGCACTTCGTCAAACTCCCAATACAGCATCATCTTCCTCCGATAGTTTGGCAGCTAGGTTCCAAGCCATAGCTGCCGCTGTTGTTAGATGTACTACATCGCTTGAGTTGTGTGCATATATCCATTGCATCAGTTCGTCCCAGTTCTCTGGTGTGTGGAATAGTCCTAGTGGTTTAATCATGGAAATGTCTTTCGATTTTGTTTGAGATCAATTCGTTTTCGTCTTTGCCAAAGATGGTGAAGCAATGCTCAACGCCATCTTCATCGATGACCTCAATACATCTAGTGACAAACGAATAGTTCCCTCGATGATGGTGGATTCGTTCTTTGACTGACGATATGTTATGTACTCGAACATCCATTATATTATCTCCGCAGTTACATTGATGTTGCTGTTTACATAGTCTTGGATGATGTCTTCGATTTCATATCGATGGTCATGTATATTGAATGAATCGTTTCGAATTTCTTCGATTCGTTTGTTTATTGCTTCGTTAATAATTGATTCCAAAGCATTGATTAGGTTTGCGTGATCGATACTCATTGCTGTTCTCCGTTCAAGTTGTCGCCGAGATTGTTATGAAGAGTGCCGCAAAGAGCAGCACTCCATAGATTAGATCTGAAGTATGAATGGGTGGCATTACGCCACCGCTTTCTTCATTGCTGCAACTTTCTTAGCAAGTGCTGCTGGTACGTTGCGTGACTTGGATTGTGGCGACCACTGCTCACCGTCTGTGATGATCTCGTACACTGCCTTGTCAGCTTCGTGACGCTCGATCAGTTCTTCTAGCTCGATCTGCATGTTGTCTAGACGGTTCGCCAAAGCGGTTGCTTTTGCTTCGTGGTTTGCAACAGCTGCTTCTTCAAACTCACAGATGGTATCGGACATCTGCTTACGTTTGTACTGCAATGAGTTGTAACTTGTGTAGCAAGCATCTCTTGCAATACCTTTCATTAGGTAATTCATATTATCACCGTTGTGATATGTAATAACCGCCAGCTTCATTTCGATGAGTTTAGATACGTTCTTTGTCATTTCTAGGTTCTCCAGTTGTGGCGCGAGGACCATCCTCGCGATGACGACTGAACACACGAACAAAATCCTGACCACAAGTCAGGTTGCTATTCGCAAGTTGCTTCCTCACACAGATAGACGCAGAGCCGTAAGCCACACATTCTCAGCAAGACAGCGATCTTTGATCGAGGTCGCAGAAGAGAATAAGCCATCAGCGCACCACAGCCAGAACAGATAAAGGAAGCTGCTTGCGAATGGTATTTTGATCGTGTGATCACCAAGGAATGCGAGATGACCGCAGCGACACTGGTGAACCGCCAGCAATGATAAAGGTATCTGAACGAAGAGAAATGATGCTGGCTCTTGTAGTATATTGTAGCGCATGAGAATAGGTGAATGACTATTTCGGATAGGTATAGTTTACAATGCTGTTGACAGAGGTGCATAGTGGGGGGAGAGAGGGAGAGGGGGGCTGAAGTAAGGAAGAGAAAAGATAGGACAGCGATAAGTTACTCTATCTTCTTTGCTCAAGCTTACAAACTATCAGCGAAATAGACTGTCGACAAAGTATCTAGCAAATGTCGACAAAGTATAAGAAGATAGAGTAATATACTCCTAGCAAACAGTTGGCTAAACGCACCTAATCCAGTAGGTTAGGTGGTTTCTAGGAGGTAGCATGAGTGTTCCAGCAAATCTAAAACTTACACCAAAACAGACAGCTTTGGTTGATACACTCGTATCAGAAGGATGTAGTATTAAAGAGGCAGCCGAGAAAGCTGGATATGCAAAGGGCGAGTCTGGAAGAGTCAGTGCGTCAAAGGCTTTATCGACCCCACATGTGCAGCAATACATGCAGATGAAAATGAGTGAGACTTTTGGTCTTACTGCTACGGGTGCTTTCGCTACGGTGGCACGGCTGTCTCGTAATGCTAAATCCGAGTACGTTCAGCTTGAAGCTAGCAAGGATTTGCTGGATCGCGCAGGGTATAAGCCTATTGATAGATCGCAGGTGCAGGTGGCTGGTGACATCAAAGTTTCTATTGACTTAGGATAGATCCCTAGTCATTTGCTTGCCAGTTGTTGGTAGCGACGGGGGGTGGGGGAAAAACTCTGGCCTCTGTCACTGTAATAGTCTCCTACTCACATTTTTAGCCTACAAGGTTTGTGCATTGCCCCAAATATTTTTTTCGCTGTAAGGTCCGAGTTAAAGGAGATTTGCCATGAGCAGATTTGGAGACAAGAAGCCTGAAGCGGCGACGCGCACAGCGAGCAATGGGAATGCGAAAGCTGCCTTGGCTAAAGCGAAGGGCGGCAAATGATTCCCCCCAGCGTTAAAGCGAAGATGTTGAAGGCTGGTTTGCGTAAGGTGAATCAGGCGCAGCGTTTGAGGGACAGCACCTCGAAGAGTCATCATGTGATGGCGAAAGATGGTGATAGGTATAAGTACATTAAGTTTGGCGATGAGAATGCTAAGACTGCTGGCGCACCGAAGGCTGGAGAGTCTGAGGCTATGAAGAAGAAGCGAGCGAGTTTCAAGGCGAGACACGCGAAGAATATTGCTAAGGGCAGAATGTCTGCGGCGTATTGGGCAGATAAGGAGAAATGGTAGCTATGTGTTTTGGTGGCGGTAGTAGCGGCCCGAGTGCCGATGAAATGTATAAGGAACAGAAGAAGGACTTTGGCCCTCTTCCTTCTTTGAAGGTGGGAAAGTCTAAGTCTGGTAAACGGACGACTCCTAAGTACCGTGATGTAAAGATTCAGAAGACTAAGCTTTCGACGCGCAGTTTGATTAATCCGAATTTAGGCAAGGAGATGAAGTAATGGCAAAGGGACAAAGCCCATCGAGTAATATGGAAGCGCGTTACGATAGTTTGAATGCTCAGGTAGAGAGGGCCAAGTATGACGAGGGTCTTTTGCGCCGACTGCGCCGCAAGTTAAAAGAGCTTGGCGGGAAGAAGAGTCCGAATGGTAGTATAACTACTGTTCAGCAACGTTCTTTGCTTAAGAAGTTAGATAAGATTGAGTCGAACATGCTTATTAAGGATCGGATGGCAGAGCGTGTTTACGAGGATCAAACGCCATGACCGATTATGATAAGTTAGTAAGGAAGCTGAGTGCGCAGGGTTCTAAAGATCCGAAGGCATTGGCTGCTTACATTGGTCGCAAGAAGTTAGGTAAAGCTGAGTTCCAGCGTCGTGCTGCGGCCGGCAAGCGTAAATCATTATTGAGGGGGAAGAGCTAATGGCTTGGGTATATGCAAACACTGGTGAAGATTACGTAGGGGAAACTCATACCTTGGGTGGCACTGTTTACTCTGGTAAGACGCACACCCCAGAGTCTCGTCGTTTGATCGAGGTTCCTGATGCTCCTAAACCAGCGCCTAAGCCAGCGCCTAAGAAAGCGCCAGTTAAAAAAGGAAAATCAAAATGAAAGATAAAAGTCTTACGCGCTCGATGCTGAAGAAAGCAAAAGAAGATATTAAAGCTTTTGAAGAAAAAGTAGGAAGTCGGCCAAGCGCTATTGAACGCGGCGGGACTACTCCTATTCGTTATTTAACGGTTAAGCTTATGGAGCGTTCTGAGAATAAAGCGATTGAAGCCGAGCGTAAGACATTGCTTCGCCGCGCTCAAAAGCTTGAGAAGTCTTTGCAGGGCAATAAACCTAAGTATCCGCGACCAGTACGTAAATGACTTTTATTTCTACGCTTTCTTCTCAAGATTTAAATCTTCTTCGCGGCATCGTGCGGAAGGTTCATTTGGCTGAAGTGATGAAGAAGTTTGGCCCGAATCATGTTGGCGTGTCTGACCATGAGTGTGACAAACTTATTGAGAGTATTGGACCAGAGGTTGCCGAGCGTATGATTCGGTTCGGGGTTGATAAGGGGTTGCGTTGACAACGTTTAAGTATAAGCCTGACGGGGAAGTGTTGAAAGCCTTTATGAAGGACGACACTTTCTTCCGTGGTATCCGCGGTCCAGTTGGTAGCGGTAAGTCAGTGGGGTGTTGTGTTGAGGTATTTAGACGAGCGTTACAGCAGAAAAAAGGCCCAGATGGAATTAGAAAGTCTCGATGGGCTATTATACGAAACACAAACCCACAGTTACGAACTACAACTATTAAGACATGGCTTGACTGGTTCCCAGAAGCAGACTGGGGAAAGTTTATCTGGTCAGTCCCATACACCCACCACATTAAAAAGGGAGACATTGACCTTGAGGTTATCTTCCTTGCCCTTGATCGGCCTGAAGACGTTAAGAAACTTCTTTCGTTGGAACTAACGGGGATCTGGATCAACGAGGCGCGAGAGATACCAAAGTCAATTATTGATGCCTGTACTATGCGTGTGGGTCGTTTTCCTAGCATGAGGGATGGTGGACCTAGCTGGACGGGTGTAATAGCCGATACCAATGCGCCAGAAGAAGACCATTGGTGGCCTATTATGGCTGGTGATGTTCCGATTCCAGATCACATTCCCAGAGAGCAAGCGAAGATGTTGGTGACTCCTGACAACTGGCGCTTCTTTACACAGCCAGCAGGTATGACTGAGGTTAAGAATGAGGAAGGCGAGTTAGAGGATTACGTTCCTAACGTTGGAGCTGAGAATCAGAAGAACATGATGAAGTCTTATTATCCGAATCTTATTCGTGGTAAGACTAAAAGTTGGATTGATGTGTATGTAATGAACAGGCTAGGTCACATCCAAGATGGTAAGCCAGTGTATCCAATGTTCGCACCTGATGTTCATATTGCCAAAGAGGAAATTCCAGTAGCGGCTGGTGTGCCAGTATATGTTGGTGTTGACTTTGGCCTTACCCCTGCTGCTGTTCTTGGTCAAAAGGTTAGAGGTAGATGGCTAATCCAATCTGAAATTGTTGCTATTGATATGGGCATTGTAAGATTTGCCGAAGTCTTAAGGAACGAACTGGCTACACGATTTAATGCAGCGGGAGAGGTAATTATTTATGGAGACCCTGCTGGTGACTTTAGAGCGCAGACTGATGAATCTACTCCCTTTCACATTCTGCGCGGTGCTGGCTTGAGGGCTTTCCCCGCGCCCTCCAACTCTGTTGACCTACGGCTTGAATCTGTGTCCTCCCAGCTCACGAAGATGGTCGAGGGGAAGCCAGCACTTTTAATTGATCGACGCTGCCCACAACTTATTAAAGGTTTTGAGGGCGGCTACCAGTATAAGCGCATGGAAGTGAGTGGCGAAAGATACGCTGACAAACCTGATAAGAATATGTTCTCACACGTTCACGATGCGGCTCAGTATTTATTCTTGGGTGCTGGCGAGGGTCGTGCCTTGATGAATAGTCAAAAGCCAGCACAGGTTACTGTGGCAAAAAGAAACTTTGATGTGTTTGCTAGAAAACCGAAGCAAGCAAGAAGGCAGAGTGTCTGGTCGCGGTAGCGTTTTGTGCGTTGAATTAATGCTTACTCTATGAGTAGGAATAGAAAACAAAGGAGATAGCCCATGTGTTTTGGTGGTGGACCGTCGAAAGAAGAGAAGCAGGTTTCTGTAGATCAACGCCTTGAAGCAGACGAAGCAAAGCGTCAAGAAGCTGAAAAGATGGCAGAGCAAAAGAAAGAAGACATTCAGTCTGCTATTGAAGAGCGCAGTATTGGAGCGAAATCTGGTGCATCTGCAATCACTCGTCGCTCTGGAACAGGCCAGCGTTCATTGTTTAGATCACGAAGCGGTGGTGGATTCTTAG